GATGATTACTGATTCTGTTGGAATTTCTGATGCCCACTTACTGTTGCGCCAAAAGCGATAAAGGGGTACGCGCTCTTTGAGCGCCTGTGTTGCACCAAGTCCTGCAACTTCGCCGAGTTGAGTGATAGTGGTTCCTCTGAGGTTCGCTGCCGAAGCGAGAGTTGCTTTGACTTTTAGAGGGTCGTCTGCGTTAGCGAAACGAAGCGCGGTCTCTAAGTCGATAGACCCCTCTGGAAAATCTTGAAGGATTTTTGCTGCGGCTTTAGCACGTTCGCGTTGTGCTGCTAAACCAGTGAGTCCTTTATCTGCGATTGCGCGTGTGGATTCTGCCGCATACTCAGAGATGCGCTTTGCCATACGCGTTGCTTTGCTATTTGAATCGAACCAGGTAGAAAACTTTGACGAGTTGAATGTCGCCATTTCCGCTGATGTCAACCCTGCGTCATTACGTGCAATCTTCCCTGCAATGTCTGCAACTTCGTTGGTGACTTTTTCAATTTTGTCTGTGTCTACCAGACCGCGTTCGGTAAGAACATTGGCAATCTTTTGAGAGATTCCTTTTGTTCCAATGAGTCCTTTGACTTCTTCGCCTGTCTTGGCAGCCTTGTATGCCTGACCCATGTACATGGTTGGGTCTGCATAGATTTGAACTGCGGCATCCAGGAAGCCTGAGAGCAGAGAGTATTCACGAGACCCTGGAGTGAAGACGAGGTCTGCCGCTCCGCGTCCAATCGTCCATGCGTGTCCGTTGATGGTGCCACGAAACTGGCGTGCTTTTTCAGCCTGGTCGTCTGCTGCTTCTCCGCCCAAGAAAAATCCGCGTCCTGCATCTTTGCCTGATGCCATTGCGCCGAGTTGGGTTGATGCAAACCAGCCGTCTACACCAGCGGGGTCAGTGCCAGAAAACACTTGTGACGCTGCGTTTTGTGCGATGTCTGGTGCGAACTGAAGTGCAGCAAATGTCCAGCGTGATGCAGCCTTAGCCTTGCCGTAAACGTTGCGAGCAAACCATGACTCTTTTGGTTGCGGATTTGGCTGATTGTTCTGCACATATTTCTGTGCGGATACCTGCGAAACTGCGTCGATTGCCTGTTGTGATGCGCCTGCTTTCGCCAAGTCAAGGATGACACGTGCGGGGATGTATGGGCTGTTTCGATAGATTTGTGCGGCTGCTTGTGCCTGTTGTGGTGTAACTGTTTGTTCGAACTTCTTTTGTTCGTCGATGTTGTATTTGGCGTCCCTGTTGTTTTGGTTGCTGTTTACAGGGTCAAATGCGCTGAGTCCACCGACCATCAGTATCCTTCTCGAATGTAAGAGTCGAGCATGTCAGCCAGGTCTTCTGATGGGAACTGTGCGTAGAGTGCGCGAAGTTCGTTGAGAACTGGGTCGTTGTTCCGCGGCGCAATAAAGCCTGGTGCGGTTGGGGTGCGTCCTGGACCGAATGGTGCGCCTGCGGTGAGTGGTTCCTGGGGTCGTTCTGTTGGTCGGTCGAGTGGACCGAACTGTCCTGGTGTTAGGCGTGGTGCGGTTGGTGTGGTGTCTACTGCTGCGGTTGGAGATGGTGCCATTGGGACTGCTTGCTGTGCGCGTTGTAGTGCGGCAGCCTCACCGTACTGGCTTGATGGTGCTGTTTGTACAGCGATTTTTTGTGCAGGGTTCCGTAAGTCGGAACGGTTGGGATAGTTTTTTGCCATTTATCCGAGCCTTGATGCGAGTGAAAGTACGCTTCCTGGTGTTCCTGGTGCTTGTGCTGCTCCTGCTTGTGGTCCGCCGAGGCGGGACAGGAGACCTTCGATGCCTGCTGGTGGGGCTTGTGCTGGTGCTTCTGCACCCATTCCTGGCATGGCGAGACCTGGCATTGCTTCTGGCGAACCTGGGGCGACAGGGGTTGCCTGTCGCTTTTGGGCGCGCTCGTTGGTGCGACGCACTGCTTCGTGTAGCGGGACGTTTTCTTCGATGGTGAGTTTGGTGAGGAACGCAAGGTCGTCTGGTTGGTATGGACCGTTCGGGTCTGCTGCCTGCGCTTGGATGGAGGACAGTAGCGCGGCTTCGACGGACTCTGCGGTGATGCGGTCCTTTTCGAGTTCTGGGTCGGTGATAAGCGGGTCTGCTTCACGCGCGGATTCTTTGGACATGAGTCCTGTGCCGAGGCGCTGACCGAGACCGACAATGAGACCATTGACGTCTGCTCCCGATGATGGGTAGTTGACATAGTGGAAATCGGTTTCCCAAATCTTGTTTGGAACGTAGTCAATCTTTCCGACAGACTGGCGTCCTGGCATGAAGAAAGACTTGGATGCTGAACCCCAATATGCTTTTTCGATTGCAATAGCAATCTTGTCTTCTTCAAGAAGTGACTGAGCAAAAATTGACTGTGCTTCTTGTACGCGGAAGTCGACGGTTGCAGACAGGATGGATTCTCCGCGGCGACCCGTGCGGATATTGGTGCCTGATTCGCCACCGAACTCTGCTGGGATTGCACCCTCCAGACGTTCCTGGCGCTCAAGTCGGTCAAGTGCAACATCTGTCTTGTAGCCAGGGTTGGACTGCAACTGCTGAATGTCGCCACCCTTGACAACACCCAACTGTCCAGTCTTGCCGTCGGCAATCTGGATGATTTCTGGGTTCTCGCCAGGGCGTGCGACAAGGTATTCGTCTGGGAAGATGCCGCGTTCAATAGCAATTTCGGTTAGTGCTTGCAGGCGTGCACGGGTGTAGTACATGCCCATGATTCCGTCGAACTGTCCGCGTGGGAGGTCGAGGGAAATGCGTTGTGGGACGACTGCGAGTGGCATGTTGGCGCGGTTTGGCATGCGCTCTAGTTCAACTACTTCGAGTCCTGCTCGTTCTTCTGGTGAGAGGCTCTCAGTGTTTTCTGGTCCCATGACACAGCACACGATTTCGTTTTCGTCGACGTATTCGAGGATGACGTACTGGGTGTCGTAACGGACTTTGCCCATGCGGAGACGCCCAACGACCTGTTCTCCGTAGTATTGGATGAGCCATGATGCTGGCTTCATGTAGGTGAAGATGCAGTCGTCTGGCACCATGTTGTCTGGGTCGTCGGATGGTGCGGCGTAGGTGTCAAGCGGGTTGCGGGTCGCCCACTGTGGGGTCAGTGTCTTGAAGTTTGGGCGCAACATGACTGGTGCGCTGGAGTATGCGAGGAGATGGCGTGCGCGTCGACGGAGTTTCAAGTCCATCTTGTTGCTATCCCAGATGGACAGCATTGCTTTGCGTCGAGTGCGAGCAAGTTCCTTGGAACGTTCGTTTCCTTCTTTGACTGGTGGGAAGTATGGGAGCGGCATGGTTGATGCGACTCGCATGGAGGTCTGGTCGAGACCTTGAACTAGGAGGTTGGCTACAGAGGATTTTGCGTTGCGGTCAAGTTCGTTGAGTGGGACGATGATGTCGCCGTTGGCGAGGTCGCGGACGCGGCGCATTTGCGCGAGGACTGGTCCTTGTGCTTCGCGTCGTGATTTGTACAGCGCTACAATTTCTTCAACGGTTTTCGCCACTCGTCATCCTCAAAAATTTTGGTTGTGGCTTATAGCATACACAGTTGCGTTATATCCATGAAGGTCGCCATTGACGTGGCGGGCGTTTCACGGTGACGAGGTTTGGTGCGTGGAGGCAGGCGAACCAGAGTGCCATGGCTAGGTCAGTTCCGTTCTTTTTGTCGCGGGTCCATTTGCAGAGTTCGTCGACGAGGGCGAGTGTTTTCCAGTTGCCTCTCATGGATGGGAGTCGGAGTGCAGAGGAGCGTACGAGTGGTGGGAGGATGGCTTCGATTCCTAGGTTTTGGTCGAGTTTGTTGCGGCTGGTGGTGTGGGGGAGGATGTTGAGGGACCACATTGTTTCCCATTTGCGGACGAAGTCGTGTTGGAGGAGGAAGCGTTGGGCGGCGTTGATTTCGACGATGATGTGGGTGACGGGGTGGTTGAGGTCGTATGCGCGGTTGCACCATTCTTCGAGGATTCCTGTGTATTCCTGGGTGGTGGTGTTGTAGCCGAGGAGGTTTTCGGCGGTGAGTTTGGTGCGCTGAACATCTATAACGTGATACAGATTATGTTCTGGCTGGTACAGCATCCAGATAAGTCCCCAGAATTGGGTGGGGGAGGGGTCGATTGCGATGATGGAGATGACTGGGGGCTGAAGGTTTGGGGGTATGTATTCGGGTTGGCGTTCCTGGTCGATGCACCCGTGATACAAGACACCGTCTTTTCCTATTCCGCCTGTTATCCAGGTGCGGTCTATGAGGTATGACTCGTCGGCGAGGTCTTCTTGTTGGTAGATGACGCGGAAGCGTTCATTGTTTGAATGTCGAAGGTACGACAAATCTTTCCACGAAAGCCTTTTGGGGTCAAGTAGTGGACCATTTGGGTAAGGAGGTGCATCATGTCTCCGACTTTTAGGACCAGTATCCAACTCCTCGTAGTACGCCCGATAAACAATATGCTTATATTTTTGTTTCTTGGGGGGTTCAGGCTTGTCCTGCATCGTGGTAGCCGTGACATCTTCGCCATCGTAGTCGTCTTCGTCGAACTCGTAGGTGACTTTTGATAGAACATGGGCGTAGAGGTCGCCTGCTCCTAGTCTTTGTCCTACGACTGCAAGTACGCCGCCTGGGTCGACGCGGGCTTCTGCCATTGAGTCCCATCTTTCGAGCAGTTTGTCACGGGCTGTGGATTCTCGTGCGTTTTCGGTGGAGGCAACGTCGTCAAACAAGCATAAATCGGCGCGATGTCCGATGAATTCGGCGTCAATACCGTACGCACGGACGGTTGGTTCCTTGTTGTCTAGCCCATTTCCGTCTAATTGTTCAACGATGAACTCCTCTGCACGCCACAAAGCACCTTTGTCGGAAGGTTTGAAGCGCCCGTAGTCAATGGAGAGGCATCCCATTGCGTCTTTTGCGAGTCCTTTGCGGGCGAGTTCGGGGTCTGCGAGCATCGGGTTCGGGCGTTCTAGGGTTTCGCGGATTCGGCGGCTGTACATTTTGGCGAGGTTCTGGTTGGCGGAACCGATGAGTACGCGGATGGCGCGGTTGCGTACGATTGCCCAGACAGCAACATCATGGAATAGGGTAGATTTTCCTGCTCCTGGTGGGACGTTGAGGCAGACGAATTCTTTTTCTTCGGATTCCAACAGTTTTACAATTTCGAGGGCGGCTTCTACCTGCCACGGGGATTCCACACGCCCCAGGTAATACTCTCTAAAAAATTGGAAGTCTTCGAGTCCGCGTTTGGCTTCTTCGGTGAGACGGTCTAACGGGATGGCTGGGGGGAGGTCGCCTGCTTCTTGTAAATCCATGGCGGCTTCCCACTGACGCCCACCTTTTCTGCGTTCGAATTTGTCGAGTTCGTCTTGGGCTAGGTCTGCTTGGGCTTTGATGGCTTTCGAACGTTTGACCCAGTTATAGCCTGTGTTTTGGTGGACTCCTGCGATGCGGCAGGCGTCTTTGACGGTGTGCCCAGCGTGGATGGCTTGCCAGAATTTGGCTTTGTCGTTTGCTGGTATTTTGCGAATCCCTTGCATGAGCGAAAATAAGCGTACACGAATGGTTGCATCATGTTGTGTGTGCTGTATGCTGTCGGTCAACTTCATTCAAGTCTCATGTGCGTACCACGGTTGCAGGTGGCGGGCAGTAAACAGGGGAACCTGGGTAGACCCCCATGCGTTGATGTGGGGGAGCAGCGTCAGAAACGTAATCTGGAACAAAGGTGTCGGCTGAAATAGCCACGGCGACCTTCCGCGTGGGCGGGAACTGTGGGGGAGGCGCAATTCGGATGTTCCGCATTGCGACGCTCCCGCCCTCACATTCGTTCGGTTGGGCTGCCGCGCAAACTTCGTTTGCTTGCCCGCAAAGAAGAAAGAGTTAGGAGCGCGAACGGGTCCAAGTCGCTGCGACCTATTGGACACCACCCACCCAAAACGTATAACAAACCAGACCCCGTGCCACCTCCCTGCATGGTTCAACCCAACCAACCACAAAGCCATCAACACCAGCGATAACAAATGTGCATCCATCTCAAAACGCTATATAGGTATCCCCGTCAAGCCCGCCTCGGCAGACTCCCAGTTGAGAAAACTAACCAACCAGTCAATTAGAAAACCCACACCGCTAACAACAGCACCCAAAACGCTAACAACAGCAAGCAGTCTCACGGTGTTAGGGTCGCCTAACAAAAAAAGATATGGGGCGGGCGAACAGGTGTTTGGGGTGGGGGCGAACGGGTGTTTGTGTGAAAAGTGTAACAAGATTGTAATACGGTTTGACTTGCATTCTGTCGTGAGACCTGATACGCTTGTAATTGTAAGGGAAAAGGGGCGAAAGCCCCCCAACGAAAGGGGACACATGACCAAGACCATCCACATGGGAGACCTCAGCGAGGTCACCCTTGCACCAGTGACGGAGGCACTGCACGCAGTCTACGCCGACCTAGCCGACCATGTCGCCAAGGTCTCGCACGGCTCCGTGACGCTCCCGCCCGTGGTGTTCGTGATTCAACGCGACTCGCGCGCGTGGGGTCACATCACCACCCGCCCAACATGGGCAACACCGTATGAGGCTCCCGATGAGGACTACGCTTACGCGCCGTTCGCGGTCTCAATCGGCGTCGGCACGGTCACCAAGTACCACGGGTTTTACGAAATCATGGTCTCGGCGGAGAATCTCGCCCGCGGTGGGCGTGATGTTTTCGGGACAGTCGCCCATGAGGTCGCCCACGCCGTCAACATCGTCCGAAATGTGGCAGATGTCGATGTAAACGGGCGACACAATAAGAAATTCAAGCAGACCGCCGAATATTTCTTCGGTCTTACGATAGAAGAATACGCCCCCAACCATTGGGCAGGATGGACGAAAACCACCGTCGGCACTGACTGCGCCAAGAAATGGCGTGAGCAGATTCAACGGATAGACGACGCCATCGCGGTCGCCTCAGGCTACGACCAAAAGCCCGCGGGCGGTCTCACAGGCGGAGGTCTGTTCGTCGGAGGAGGCGAGACACCCAAGGGACGCGACAAGAACGCCCTCAAAGCGGTCTGCGGATGTGGGTCAATCATCAGGACATCACGACGCGCCCTCGACAAGGGCATCACATGCGGAGGGTGTGACCAGCCTTTCATCTTCGTCGGGTGACCCCCTCACCCGCCCCCCATCGCCTAGGGCGTGGTCTTCAATGACAGATGGGGACAATGTCGTAAGACAGAAACACAAACCAACCAACAAGAAAAGGGGCAAGAAAATGGACAGATGGCAGAAGAAGTGCATCACCGATGAGGTGGCGCGACTGGCACACGCAGTCAAGTATGAGCAGTGGGACAGAATCGAACGCCACTTACAGGTGCTCGGCTCCTATGTCGCACGCAATCGCAAAGCAAACAACGACCGAATCATCGCCGAATTGCAGGAGATGATGAAAGCCAAGCGAGGAGCCTGACCTAAGACAGGAGCCCCAGCCCATCGAAGGATGGCACAAGCGTCAGGGCTTGACTGGGGCACTAGCAGTCACTAGACTGTGATACAGTAAGACACACCAACAACAACAACGGAGGGCAAGAAGTGGAACGGATTACAAGCAGGCAACTAGACCAACTGGTCAAGATGATTGCCGAGGAATTCAAATGGGCAGGGCTCATGCCCGACGAAACCAAGGTCATCCTCGACGAGGGAAGCAAGACATACGGGCGAGCGTATCGCCTCTACACCACGGGCTACGAAGGCAAGGGCGGAGCGTGGAGCGACAAGCCGTTACACCTTGGCGACGGATTCCTAGGACTCACCAAACGCGAGGCATGGCTCTCACTACGCGCCATCCTCCGCACACTCGAAGCAGTCAGGAGCGTGAAGGCATGAGATACGCAGTACGCGCCGACCTAGTCGCACAAGACCTCGGAATCCCTGACGCAAGACATGACGAGCACTACACCGACGACTACGTCCGCGGTCTCACGTTCATCGCATGGGTGGATGACAGCACCTATGAAGATGACGAGGACGGGACGGTCGCCAAGTTCCACAACGCCGAAGGCGACGAGGTTTATTTGTACAGCATTGACCTTGACTACATCAACGAAGGAGAACAGCAATGACAACCACAGCACAAGAACTGTCAGCCAACATCGGCAAGACAGCAACACTCAAGGTCGCAGGAACCAACCTCACTTTCTCTGTCGTAATACTCGATGCGAGAAAACGGTACGGGAACCTCGACTACAAAGTCAAGCCTGTCGCAGGTGAGGGCGAGGCGTGGCATCAGTCCACCGCACTTGTCTTAGGACAGGACACAAGCGAACATATGTTCGACGAACAGACGTTCGGTTCCAATACAGGTACGGATGGAAGGGTGTGACGCATGTCACATCGGATTGACTTGACAAGAACAACTATGTGTGATACGCTTACGGGTGAAGGTACGAGAAGGGGAGAGGAGGTGGACAGATGGGCAAGTCATTCGCACAAGCAATGTTCGAAGCGCAGGCACAGACTCTTGGAATGAGCAGGCGTGAGGCAGAGCGAGTGGTCACGACCTACATGGAAGAACAGCACAACATGAAGGTCGAACGCGAGCAAGAAGAAGACAGCGAGTAACACTGGCAGGGTGACTGGCAGACATCGAGGTTCAAGTCCTCGACACCCACAATGTCATAAGACAGAAGCACAACCAGCAACAAGGAGGGACAGCAATGAAAGCAGGAGACAAGGTGGTCATCACCAACAAGTTCCACGCTTACGCAGGAGCAGACGGTGTTGTATCAGCAGTCACAGAAGACGAGTATGGCGTGATGGTGTTCGTCGTCGTCGGCAACAAGCAGGAAGTCATGGTCGAACCATCGGATGTGAGGGTGGCACGATGAAGCGACTATCAACTAAGCGACTACTCGCAGTCATCGACGCCTGCTCACGGGGTATCTACGAGTTGGAGAACGAACTAGACGACAACATGGAAGGCATCACGCAAGAGCAAATCGACTCAGCAAACGAGGGACTCCAGTGCCTCTATGCCATGGTCAACAAGCGACTCATCAAGGAGGGAAAGCAATGAGAGTGGAAACAATAATCAAGTGTCTACAAGAACGGTACGCACCCGACGATGAACTTGTCATCGGATGGTGGGACATCGACTCAGGCAACTCACTCATCGGAGCCAACGACGACGAAGACATCCAACCAATGACCGCCGACGAATGGGCACTCACCTGCCATGCACTCGACGACCTGACCGACCGAGCGAACGAGGATGTGTGCGACGCAATCAGATGGTCAATCGAATGCCAAAGGTCAGGGTCATAAGACATGAATATCCAACACACGATGCGATGCCTTGGCATCACCGAGAACAAAGCACAATCGCTCACGTCATGGGCAAAGCGCAAGGCAATGACCATGTCTATCCAGTCACGCACCACTAAAACTTTCTATGCCGAGCACGACGAATGGGATAGCAAGTTTGGGGTGGACATCAACTACTACATTGACGAGGATGGCGTACTAAAAATCATCGCCTATCCAATCGACAAGATGGGTCAGACCGACACCCATACCAGCCGTGAGGTCGTGCTTGCCCGTACGAAAGTGAAGGTGGCAGGATGAACTACGAAGAGTGGGAGCAACAGTACCGACCAGTCACAAACCACCTCGACCCCGAAGCCTCATTCAACGACGGCAATGGGGGCTTGATGTTCGAGACATACGGGCAGGACTACGACCACATCACCAGCCTTCTAAATGATGGGCAAGTAAACCGCATTTGGACATGGGTCGATAGCGACATGGGAACACAGATAGTCAACGGCTTTCATCTTGTCAACCGCATCGGCTACTTCGTCACTGATGTCTTATGGCAGGAGAATGTCACGGTCAACGTCGACACCTACCTTGAGGCGGTAGCAGGATGAAGGTTGGAGAACAGGTGACAATCACCAGCCCATTCCACATGTATTACGGCAGGACAGGAACCGTTCAAGGCGTAGTGCCTGACAAGTACGGTCTCGCCGTCACAGTTCTACTCAACAACGGTATCGCCGTGTTGATAGATGAAAGCAACATCACACCAAACAAGAAAGGGAAAAGCAAGTGACCACAGAAACCATGCAAGTAGCCATCATCAGGCAGTTTGAAGACCTGCGAATGATGGTGTCGACAGCAATCCGCGACAACATCATCTCAGGATTCCAAGGAGTCCGCATGTTGGAGCAACTCAACGCAACCCAGTACGCCTTCGAGCAGGCAATGATTCAGGACGTAAGACAGTGAGCGAAAACATCCGAGTCACCATCGTCTTCATCTGTATCGTTGTCACCTTTATCGGTGGGATGACGTTCGGACGAGACCTCGAACGGCACGCAGAACGGATGCGTCGCAAAGAAATGTACCGCCACCCAGCAGGAAAGGCACGCCATGCAAACCATGGATGAAGTGCTCACCGAATGGGTCAACGAACACATCCCCACGGAGGGCATCGCACGAGACGTCATTGACATCTTGGCGAAGCGATGGGGGTGGACGGTTCTCCTTGGCAACGAGGCAGAACGATACGCCGAACAAGGCGATGTTCAGGCGTCGACCGAAACCACCGACCTGTAACTGGATAGTAGAGGTTGGCACATCTTCCCCCCGTGTCAACCTCTACTGGACAGGTCGCACCAGAAACACAGCACGAACCACCGACACATGTTGGACGCTCCATCTGCACAAAGCACAGCGATTCCAAACGCGTGCGATGGCAGAATGGTCAGCCCTCAACTGTCCCGCATGTGACGGTAGACAACTCCGATACAGGCAGATAGATACGCTAGTATCGTAGGAGAGTAGCCCTGCTCCCGAAGTCCCCCCTTCGCTTCGGTCGTAGCGGGGCTATTCGCTTTCTATACCCTTGTTGCGGAGCCTTTGGATGGCGAGACGTTCGCGGGGTGTGCGTCCGCCGAACACACCGAACCGCACAATCTCGTGCACCTCTGCATCCATTGCCAGTTCGAAACATTCGTTGCGAGACTTGCAGAAAGCGCAGATTCGTTTGGCTTCTTTGTATGGGTCTGTGTCTTGGTAGCCACGAGCAATCTCAGGGAAGAATATCTTTCCGTCCATCCCTTTGCAGGGGGCGGTGTCCCACCAGCCGAGTTTGCTCATCTCTAAATCTTTCACGATGGCATGTGCGCCCATCAACTATTCCCTTCCTTACTTATTCCAGAGTGCTTCTTTGACCATAGACAAACAGCCGAGGTATCCGCAAGCGTCCACGAGGCTGTCATGCGACCATGAGCCTGCATCCATTGCTGTCCTAAGACGGGAAAGTTTGACAGCCACCATGAATAGGATGGCTTGTTCGACTGTGAGGTGGATTCCTGTGACCGCTTCGAAGATGTCGCGGGTCTGTGTGTAGTCCTCTAATGGGTGAGCGTACGCTTTGTGTCGGTCACCTGTGATGAGGTCGTGTGCTTCGAGGAGGATTTCTGCTCCATCAGTTTCGAGGTTCATGGTAAGGGTTTCTCCATACGGTTGCGGGACAGTTTGCTTCGATGGCTTGACGGTGCTCGTCGTTCTCGTAGATACGCATGAGGAAGACGCATGGGTCTGAGCCGTCAATCATCTCTGCATCTTCGGTGATGGTGGTTGGGTAGCCGTCGTGGTTCATGCAGACGGGTGGACTGACGTAGCCAGCCCTCAACCCAATCTCCAACCACTGCTCCAGTGAAAGTTTCATTACATCCATTAGAACGGTTCTTCTGTGAGGAACTTTGGTGTGCCGAACGCCTGTGCAATCTGACCGACTACCTGCTCGGTCTTGTCTGCGATGACGGGGCGGAACCTGCACGACAGACCAACCTCGTCAGCGAGAATCTTTGTTGTCCACTTCTTCTCGCCCGTCTTCTTGTCCTCGTATGAGGAGATGTCCAACTTTCCGACAACCATGACATGCGAACCCTTCTCGATGGATGAGGCGACATGTTCTGCCAACTGTCCGAAGACAGTGACGTTGTGCCACACGGTCTGCTTCTTTTCATCTTTGCCTGACGTGGTGGCGAGGGTGAATGTCCCCATAGCCAGCCCGCCCGCTGTGTACTTCAGTTCCACAGGTTTGCCTGCGTTACCGATGACAGTGATGGTATTCATCATTTCCTTCTTTCTTGTAGTGGCACACGATTGTTCGTGTTGCTGTTCTTATCACGCCCAGTGCAGTAATGCGCGGGGGGTTCTAAGAGTTTGACGTGAGTGGTCAGGCGCATAGCGCAACGGTCACACTCCCATTCGATTCTTGTACGTCCCTTCATAAGACAAGGATACCTTACGGGTATATCGCCCAAGGTGACCAGCCCCAACCGTAACGGTCAACGCCGTACTGGTGGATGGCTAGCCCTGCGGTGAGACAAATTTTCGGGTCGTACAGTTCTGACGCCTTTTTGATAACTCCGCTGTGCCGTAGGTATTTCACCCAGAACAGGTTGATTTGGAGGAGGCACACACTTCCACCATTCGGGTCGTCGGGGTTGAACGCGTCGGGTTGTCCCTTCGATTCGCGCCAGATGACACGGTCAAGGATGGGTAGGTCTTTCTCTGCCCAGCCAACTTCTCTTGCCAACGTCCACCATTGCGGAACCTTGGCTGTCGCTGGGATTGGTAGTGGTTCTTCTCGTACTGCTCGAACATTCATGCGACTTGATGGCGTCCCTTCTGTTTCTGCGGTCGGCATTGCCAGTGCCATCGCGCCCCCCAAAATTACTGCGGTTACTGCTGTGGTACTTGCGATTCGTTTTATCATTCGTCCTCTAGTCGTAGGTGGATGAAGTCATCAGGTCTTGTACCTGATTGGGGTATAGCAAAAATCCTTTCGCTGGGTTGTCGGAATCTGGTGCGGCTACCAACTGCCTAAGGTTGGCGAGATTATGTTTGAGGTAGCGTTTCAGTCTGGGTACTTCTATTATAACGAACCCTGTTGGAGCGAACAAATACACCAACCATCGGGCTTTCGTCACAGCAATACCCGACGGTTTCCATCCACTATTGCGTGGGTTCTGCTCGAACTCCACGAAGATACGACCATTACGAAAGCGGTCATACTTCACCTCGAATGAACCCTGACTTAGGTCAGCAAGAAACTCTGTGACAAGTTCTTCGCCTTGATGACCGAACGCTAAGTCTTTAGTGAAGTCGAATTGTTTGATGTCGTGTGTTGGTTCGTATCCGTGTGTACGGATGTCACCATCCACGACACTCCTCCTCGTAGTGTTGCTTCGCACCGTTGCAGTCGCCTTCTTGGATGAACTCGTGCATGATGCCTGCGATGTTCTTCCACTTGCGTAGTTCTGCTTCGAGGCGGTGGATGTGCTGGGTCATGGTGAGTAGCGGGTCTTGCATCATGCGACGTCCCCGTATCCTGCCTTATGTAAGAGGCGCACCATATCTTCGAGACGCATGATGGCGTACTGTTCTTCGCCAGTGTTGTGCCCGTTGCGTTTGACGACAAGGATGCCGTAGTCTGCGCCAGCGTTGCGTGTTTCAGCGACGGTCTCCTCAATCCATGAAGACAGTTCGTGACGTTTAGCCGCTTTGCATTCGAACACCAATGCACCGCACCCGCCGATGTCGCCCTTATCGAGTGCACCCTGGAGTGCACGACGTTCGGCGTACGGGAATCCTGCTGTTTGCAGGTAGCGGGCGATGAGTGTTTCGAATCGTGTGCCGATGATTTTGCTTCGGTTAGCCACGAGTGATTGCCTTCTGTAGCAAAAACCTGATGTATGCGGACCTGCCCACACCGTGCTCCCGTGCCAGCCGTTCGAGGGCTTCGGCTTGGGTCGTGGTAATGCGGAAGGCAATCATCTTGGTCGAGCGGTCTTTGCCTGCTGGGTCAACAGTTCTTTTAGCAGCCATCACTTACCATCCTTGAATGCCTTGAGGTCATTGAATGACGCACGAAGTTTCGGCAGGTCGTTGACTGTTGCCTTGTCGAGGTCGATGCCTGCGTTGGTTGCGACAGTCTTGGGGTTGAGTCCTGACTTGGCGCAAGCCCCACAGAACTGGTCAATTTGTTCTGCGCTCAATGGTTCGTCGGCACTTGGTGCGGGTGCTGTCTTAGGTACGGAAGTCTTGGTCGGGGTGTCTTGGGTTTCCCATTCCTGTTTTGTCCACAGGGACAGGCAGATACCAAACCGCATCGCGGCGTTGCGGAGGAAGTCTCCGACAAGTTCTTTGTCGAGGTCAGCCTTGTCGTGCTTGACTGTGCCGACTCCGAGCATCTGCTTGTTGTGAACGTAGAGGTGCCCCCACATGACTGCCATACCGTTGACGACGTGGATTGCTGGGCGTCCGTTGTCCCAGCCTGCTGGTTCCCACCACCACATTGGGTCTACCTCGATGAGGATTTTGGTGATGTCTGCGTGTCCGACGAAGTCGAGTTGGATTCCTCCGCGTGGGAGTTTGCCGACGATGGACCTATCTGGTACACCGTACTTGTCGAGGATGGTGCGTAGGGCTATTGCGTTTTCTTTTTCTTCCATTACTTCTCCCCTTTCAGGAGCAACGTGCGTGTGGTGGTTGGCTTGCTGTACTTGGCGACGATGGCTGGCTCCATCGCCTTGATTGCTTTGATGTCGAGGGACTGCCATGTTCGTCCCTTCCATGTTGCGATGATTGTCCCGTTGACGCTGGCGTATTCGTTTGCGCCGATGAGTTCGCAGAGTTCTGCTTTCAAGCGGTCTTCCAGTTCGGACAGTCCTTTGAGTTCCCGCTTCACATGCTTGAGTTGGTCAACGATGTCCTCCGCAGTTTCAGGAAGTTCAACCGTGGTGGGTTCGGGTGCGGAGTAGCGGGTGCTGATGGTTTCGTATGACCACTTGACTCCTGGTGGGGTCATGCCGAGGTCGATTGCGGTTAGCCACTTGGACACAGCCTCGACGTGTTCTGCTTTTTCGTCAGCGGTGATGTCTTGTCTTACGACATGGAACGCCATGGTTGAGTCGAAGATGCCCCATGTGATGTGGTCTACGTCGGCGCAGATGGCTTGCTGGATTCCTTGGATTCGCCAGTAGTCGAACAGTTCCCCGTCGAATGGCTGGGACAGCGTCTTGATTTCTAGGACATAACGAGTCCCGTTATCCTCGTAGAACCCGTCGAGTGTGGCAATCATGCGGGCGGAACCATCATCGGATTCTGCTACGAACATTTCCTCTGGGGTTTCGTAGTTGATTCCTGTGCGGTCGATAGCCCACTTGATGCACAGTGGTTCGAGGTCGTTGCCTCGTGTCATTGCCCATGTTGGGGCGATTGGTGCGGGGGGTATGTCACCTAACAGTTCTGCGGCGTATTGGTCGGTGGGTACGAATCGGTGTAGCCCGTAGATTGCGGCGACTGCGGAGGCAGAGACGCGCTTGCGTTTCTGTTCGTCCCAGAATCGGACGGCTAACCAATCTGATTCGCCATGGGTTGGTTTGGATATGCGGTAACGCTTCATGCGTTCTCCCTTCGTTGTCCTTCACCACACACCTTATCGGCAGGTTATACCGTATGTCAAGAGACGTCGAAAAGAATCTTTAGGTCGCGCACCATGCCGACAGGGATGTGGATTGCGTGGATGCCTTCGCCTTTGCAGAGTGTTTGCCACAGTGTGACGTGCTTATCTTTTGAACCTGGTTCACCGACTGGGATGTGGAAACCGACGGAGGTGACGATGCACTCGCCGTCGTCGTCGTAGTCTTTGAGTTCGAGCCATCCGCCATCAGACATATGCGTGTCTGCCCAAGTCACCATGACGATGGGGTAGCGGGTCCCTTGCTCCATTGGTTCAGGCTACCAGTTGGGTGTTGCGGAGTTTCTGTTCGATGATTGCGCGGTCCAATGCCTGCAAGGTCTGGAAGAATTCTTCTTCTTCGGTGTGCCCCTGCACTCGTGCTCGAACCAGATACTTACGGATTGTGTATAGCGTTTCGGTCGTCATAGGGACTGCGACGATAGCAGTCTAGGAAAACGCTTTACGATTCGTCAGCGATGACTTTCGATATGTCTATCCAACTTGGAATCGACACGGTCAATCTTGTCTTCGACGTTGCCCTGCTTCTTGTACACCATCTTCAACATGCCCATCACGACCTCATGGTCTGACGCATTATCCTTCTTGAATTTTTGGATGACGGTGACTAGGACAGAAAAAGCACCAGCGACAACAGCACTAAGAAAGACAGCCCAGCCCGAATCCACATCAGGCTCCCTTCGATTCCTTCCACGCCTTCACACGCTCAGGCACATCATCGCCTGCAACGTAACGTAGATGCCACGGTTCTGACGGGAGAACTTCCCACGAGAACCCAAACGAGACAGCGTTCTTAGCAAGCCATTCGAGTCGTGCACCCGATGCGTCGGCAATATCTACAGCCACCCCGTAATTATGCTGACTAGAACCAGGCACCGCCATTGGCGCTTGACCTTTCTTCAAGTACCAAGCCTTCCCCTTGTAGATGCGTGGCTTCTGCTTCATCAAGGCTGGCTTCGGGTTGTCGGTATATCGCTGGAAGAATCCGTACTCCTGAACCGCAAGTGAGCGATATGTATCCGATGGGCTAGTCGGAGAGAGGTCAATTCCTTCTGCGTTAGCGGCGGCGTCCATCGCCTCATAAGCGTCAGCCGCGCAATGATGCAACTGACCCTTGCCTTCAATCTTGCGAAGAAGACTTGGGTCGAGTTCACCAGGCTCCACGTCCTTGAGGTGGGAGCACAACTTCACCTTGATGATGGGAAGTTTGGCGATGTCCACCTTCGCCATTATGCGGTCGCCTCATCCTTCTTCTTTGGCGCGCCAGCACCAGAGAACGCTGCTTCGATTTCTTCCTTGGTGAGGGAGCCGTCGACGCTGAAGCGGAGCAACTTCTCGATGACCTGGGCGCATGCCATGACGCCTGCGAGGGCGGCTGACTTCCAGAGTTCGACTCCGATGATGGCACCTCCTGCGACTGCGGCGAGAGCCGACGAGCCGAACAGGGCGAAGATGCGGAAGATGATGTTCTTCAACTTTTCCATTAGTCAGAATCTTTCTGTGCAAGAGTGATGATTGAATGTACCAGAATAGTGCATCCTGTAATCAGGGTTGCCTGTCTTAGGGTAGGACCCGACAGGGTGATGAGGACCATGCCTGTACCTGCCCAGGTCCATGCGTTATCGACGAGGTAGGTAAGTACTTTCTTCATCAGCGTCGTATTCTAGTTGGTGGGGGAAGCATGGTGAGGACCGCCCCGATAGCCACCAGAGTGCGACGGGTGCCGACTGGGACATTGGAGCCGACAGGAACATAGGTGTCTAGCCCCGTCTTGAAGATGTCTACGTTCTTTTCGAATGCGGCACGGACTTCGGTGGGTGCGCTCTGGACGGCTTCAATCAGGGCGGCGACTTGAGTGTCGTCAAGTTCGGTGACGTCGAGTGCTTGGAAGATTTCCTCCGCTTGAGCGGTGCTAACTACAGCAAGCACTTGTGCGTTTGTGGCTAGGTAGGCGGCTTGGTCGGGGCTAGGTGGGGTCTGGAGAATGGCGTCGACCGCTTTAGCCACCTGTTCAGGGGACGCGACAGGAGCCTCTAGGACGTTTTGTGGGGTGGTTGGTACGGTTTCGGGGGGTACGCTTGCGAGAGGGGCTGTGGACGCGACTGGTGCCATTGTGGTGGCAGGCGCTAGGGTGGTGGCAGGAGGCTTAGATGTTTGGGTTGTTGGAGTTTCTGGCACTGTTGTTGGCAGTGGTTGTAATACCGTTGTGGATACTTCTGGCACCGTCGTGGGCGGTTCAGTCGTGGTTGATGTTGGTGGAGGTACCCATGCTTGTGTGGTTGACGTGGCAGGTAGCGTCGTATCAACGCTAGTTGTGGTGGAAGGAGGAACCGATGAAGTGGTTGACGTTGATATTTCTGTTGTCGATGTACTGGGCGCTTCGGTCGTCGAGGTTGTAGTTTCCTGAACTGTCGTAGAAGTGGTGGTCATGGCAGGGACAGTCGTTTCGAGGACAGTAGTAGTAGTGGTCGTCGTCGGTGGAGTGGATGTTGTTGTATATGCCCATTCGGGGACTATCTCCCAACCGATGTCGTCGATGTTCCATGCGAGCATATAGCACGTTCCGCCCCACCATTCAAAGAACCAGCCATCAAGAGCATTGGGTCCTGGCTCCAAATCAAGGGTGACTTGTCTACTCCATGAACAGCCTTTGAGATTCCATGTCCCAAACTCTTGACCAGCAATGTTGACGGTTCCGCCATCATCTGCGGCAACCATGAACTTGATGGTGTCGTGTTCAGGGATGTTGATGAACCCTGTGTAGTGAACCATGAAGTAATCCCAGCCACAGTCTTGGAATGGTTCGCCGTTGAAGTTGCGGTTGATGTTGTTTTCGATTTCACTGCCGCAAGACAGGTATATATCATCGGACCTTGTAGGTGGTAGGTCGTCGATGTAGTAGCCGACTGCGTTCAGTCCTGGCTGTGGTTCAGCGTTCGCCTGTTGTGGCAGTAATGCGATGAAGGCGACGGGAAGGAAAACTAGCCAGCGGCTACTTCGACCCACGCCAGAGTTTCCTCATCCCAAACATAGGACCCCTCTGGTTTCGGTGTCGGTGCTTGCCAATCATGGTTCGCATCCAATGTCCATGATGGGAATGGCTTTGGTGCAACGAACACATCAGCAGCAGGGTCGTATGAGTATCCAATGCCAGCGTACTGTTTGCGAATGTTGTTGTTGTACGAGGTGCGAACACACTTCTGTCCGTATACTTCCGCGTAGTGGGCTTCCCAATCGGAGATGCCGTCCACTACTTCGTCTTCGTTACGTCCCACAATCACCTGGGTGACGACGTTGTTGCTGTCAAGGAAAGCGTAGTGAGCCATAGTTAGACGGTAATCGTACCAGTTCCAGCAGTAAACGAGTAAATCTTGTATCCGCCCGTAACGTTCTTGGTATAGGTGAGTCCAGCACCGATAGTGGTGAGGTCTTCCTGGCTGTCTGGGTAGCGAAGAATAACGATGCCCGAACCACCCGAACCACCAGTATTGCCAGAAGAAGCGCCACCACCGCCGCCACCCGTGTTTGCTGTTCCAGCGGTTCCACTTGTTCCGTTACCACCTGCGCCACCGCCACCGTTACCGCCGCTACCAGATGTGGTGCGACTTCCACCACCACCACCAGCACGATATGTAGCAGAACCAGTAATCGAAGAACTAACACCGACACCACCATTTGGTTGACCGCCAGTGCCGCCCGCACCACCACCTCCGCCAGTGCCTTCGCCAGCGCTACCCCACGCATTAGCACCCGCGTAACCCTGATTCGCTGTTCCAGCCGCACCACTTCTAAACACCCCGTCACCACGACCTAAAGCACCACCACCCGAACCACCAACACCCGACGTTCCTGAACCGTTGTCACCAGGACCGCCACCAGTTGATGTGATTGACGACAAAACACTGTCCGAACCCTTAGTGCTCGCACCACCACCCGCTCCAACAGTGACCGTGTAAGAAGACCCGACAGTGACACTCAGTTTTGATTCAGCGGACGCTCCACCACCAGATGATTCGCTAACTACAGATGAACGGTATCCACCAGCGCCCCCGCCACCACCATCATTCGCTCCAGCAGCGCCAGAGTATCCTCCGCCACCTCCAGCGACTACAACATATTCAAACTGTGTTGGGAAGTTGAGTGTCGCACCAACCGTAGCGAGAACCTGCATGGCTACGCCGCCAAATTGCCAACAGCCACCCAAGTGTCGGTGTCAATCTTCACCAACGTAGCCACCGCATACTGAGCGTTCGTCTTCAACTTCGACCCAGCAGAACGAATCGTCACACCAGAACCAGCCGTAATCGTGACCTGTCCCGCACCCAACTGCATAAGGTTCACTTGGTCGCCCGTTTCAAACGCGACAGACGAGTTCGGTGGAACCGTCAACGTGATAGCAGACGCGTTAGAGAGGGTGATGAACTTGTTTGCGTCAGTCAACACGAGCGTGTAGGTGGTTCCTGTCTGGGCGTTGAGGGTGAGGTTGTCAAGTTCCGCGGAACCGACAGCGCGGTCAGCGATTTTTGCCTGAGTTACAGAAT